TGGCTGTCATCTTATGGCCGTATCTTGATATCAACTCGACACCCTCGTAATAATGAAGACGACCTACATAAGATCCATATTGCGGGTATTTTACATCAGGATGGAAAACCTCCATAGGACTCCATACCTCCGGACGGTAGTAATCGAAACCAACGAAATGATTCCGGAACATCTTTCCGCTAAGAAGACGGTCCCGGAAATTCTCCCTGTCAAGCTCATCCATATAAAACCGGCTACGGTCGGCCTCGATCGTATGATCCCCCCATACCGCCGCCTGCGTCTTCCATCTTGTACTCATGAACCTCTGGATATCATCAGGGGTCATAGACACTTTGGCCTGTTGGATTTGCTGAACATAAGCCTGACGCTCCTCCTCGGAATTAAACTCATTGTACGTAGGATCAAGACCAGCCTCTACAAGACGCTGATTAACGATAATATCCCACTGTTCTTGTATATGACGATGAAGTAAGTTTGACATCGTATCCTCATACTCACTTATAGCCATATCCCCTACCTCATTAACCGTATACTTATCCTGTAGGTTTGTCAGCCATCCCTCAAAGGCATTTACGATACCACCTATGATATCATAATGCTTCAAGAAAGAAGGTATCCTTATATCGCTCCTTAGCTTCTGTACGTTCCTTAACTGAGGGATAACATCCGCCATCTCCATAAAAGATAACTTACCATCCGCCATCAGATAATAGTCACGGTACATCTGGTTACGATCATACTGTTTCAACCCTATCGTCTCAAGAGCGTCCATACAATCCTCCTTCCATTTCCTGTTCTTTTTCTTCGTGGAAATAGCCTGAGGAGGTAATCCTAATAACACTCCTTTTGCTGGAAACGAATGATCTCTATTAAACACTTCCATGATTATTCAATTTTATTTACAACAAAGATAGGCGTTTAATTGACATTCATTTACCTAAAAGCTCCTATAGATACCGATCCAAAGGCAGAGGCATATACCTCATGGTGTTTATAAGCGTCTTCCTTGCGGGCATTATTCATCTCCTCGATCTTCGATTTAGGCATGTAATTGTTATCGTCAAAATATCTGGCGAGAACCAACGCATGCCCGAACGCTATTATCCTATCGACGTTCAATCCGGGCTTATACTGTATTATCTCATCCAATAGGGCTATATCATCGATCAGCTCAATACCCTTGACAGTTATATCAAGACCAGTCTGATCATCATAACCAATAACGAAATCCTGCCAGCAATAATCCACTACGCACGAGAATAGCAGGTTCTGGTTGCCGGGGGTCGGGTATAGCCCCAACTTGCTGTTCTGCCGGGAGCCGGCCTTCACGTACTTATTGGCTATAGCCTCGCCAGCGAATAAGAAGAAAGATGCCGGCATACCACTCTTCCGATTAAGATACTGCTCATACATCTGGTCAGCGTTCTCCATAAGGCATATAGCACCATATCCCTTCTGAAGCACCTCGCACGTACGGCAAAACTGATCTATGGATGATGGACGGGATACGTATGAAGCAACTATTCTATAGGCATAAGGATCTCGAATACCAACACGTCTCTTGAATACATAAAAAGCACCTAATGAGGGCGTATCCGACTTAGCCTGTTTGTAGGGATCGCTACCACTCACATATATAAAATCATCAAACCTATTGGATTGAGGCATCTCGAATATCTGGACAGGAGCGTCAATAACACCGCCGCTAAACGGGAAACCAGCCAGTTGCTTATTCGACTTAGTAGTGCCAAGTTTATTTCCAGATTCAAGGAAAACATCACACAGCATGCCGCTATATTGCCCTGACTCAAGAAGATCATTCTTATGCTTGATAGCGTACTCGACCGGGAATAGGTTCTGGGATGAGCTTAAAAAACAGTCGTCGATCGTAAATGGATAGAACATGGTATGAGAAGTGTACGCAACCCTATCTTTTGTAGATAGTTTCTTCCGTTCCTCATTAAGTTTATTGGTACTAGCCTCGAAATCAGTAGCGTCGATCTTGATCTTATTAAGCTTCTTGTCATCAGGCTTACCAAGATAATCGCCCAATCCTATAGTTCTCTTAACACCGGAGTTAGCCATCTGACCGGGGACAAACATCGCCCATTTCCTTTCTTTCCATGTTTTCCCTTTCATGGCTCTCCGATTTAAAATATCCCAGTCCATGACCAGGAGATTGTATGTATCAGGATCAGAGAACATCTCCTGAGCGTCCTTGGATAGTTCCACCTCACCACCGGTACCAGCCAAGATAGGACTGAGACGCCAGCCATAAGGAGTGTCGTAGGACGGCATGGCGGCCGTGTACGGTTTCTTGATAGGTCCCTTACCTACCTCGTCGAAAATAGCCGTGGCTGGGGTCAGACCGGCAGTCTTCTGCGTGGATGTCTTCCTACCCATGTTGATATTGGCTATGGATATTATGGCATGAACATCACGAACCCCGTTGGACATACGCTTGCCTAAGGTGACACCAGAACTCCAATCGGTCTTGGTCCTGTTAATCCTGAAAAAAGGATGCACATGATCAAGTCCATACTCACAATACTCACCTATATTAGATAAATCGCTATCGCTGAAACCTACCACGGAATGACTAAGCCCGATCGTCATGGTAGCGTTCATCTGAAGAAGGGATGACATGATAGTCGTATTATGGGATACGACAAAATTAGTGGTAAGGAACTGATGGGACTTGTTATCGACCTCAATACAAGTAGCTTTATACTTCCCGTAATAATCTATATCGGATATCCTAAGCCTGTTATGGGTCTTAGATATATACATATCATCACCATCCATGACGCAATAATATCCCATAGACCAGAATATTCTTCTTACGAAGGATATAATATACTCACTTTTGTAAACGACCTTAAAACGATCGTCACCAGTACTTATGCCGCAAGCTATCTTCATGAATGAGCTTATAAACAACTCTTTCTGTTTTTTGGATGAATAAATAATATCATCCATCTCCTTATTGCTTAACTCGAAGATCCTGTCGGTAGATCCACAAAGGAAAGAGGCGGTCAGAGACCCAAGGAGCTGGGGCGACATCAGCCACCTCCGCTCGGGGAAATCCACGGCCTCCCCTATGTCTATAGTCATCTTCTGGAAGTCAGAGTGGATGATACCCATAGTGCTCGTGACTTTATAATCACCATGATATTTAACCTTCCACTGATGTTGACCGCAACATACTATACTGCGCCCGTCCTCAAACGTAACCTTATACATATCAACGAACCCTTGAGGATATACGCCTACTACAGTCGTAAGCTTACCATCATCGCCATATATGATATCACCGATATCAGCGAACCCTATCTTCTTAGGTCCATAAGGAGTATATATCAGCTCCGAGTCCAGAAGGGCCTTCCCAAAACGACGGGTACCGAACATCCCCAGCCCTTTCTTCTCCTGACGGGCACGTTGGTACATCTCGGCGAAAAACCATTCATTATCACGTAACCGGCTGATAGCCGGAACACGCTCTCCATTTGGAAGGTCTTGAAATACGGGAAAGAAATTAACATGCCAATAAAGCCATGGCGGGATGAACGTACCGTTGATAGTCACCCCGTTCTTGACCTTATAAGCCTCCTCCGTGAAGAACTGCTTAACATCATCATCCTGATCCTCCCATCCGAACAGATCGTTCCATATAGGGGGATTCTTCATGTTTACATAAAATTCTGGACTCGTGCTTAAACTCATGATCGCATATTTTTTAATACGGATTCTATACCACCGGAAACCTGTCCCTTACGTTCCTTCTTCTGGACATTGCTGACACTCCTGTATACATCCATGATTCCACTCTTCTCCATATACGAGTCATTCCATACGTTGATCTTATCGATCAGCTTGGATATGAAATCGAACGCCCTAGCCATATCCTCAGGCTTCTCCTTATCCCATGGATGCTTGGCGATATACGTCTTGGCGTCATCCACGGCCTTGGATATGACCTCAAGATTATCGTTTACCCGATCGACGTCCTTACTCGTCGGCTTTCGTCTTCCCTGTGGCATTGGATTTCATGTCCTTAAACTCGTTATACTGTTTCATAAGAAGCTTATAAGATTGAACAACCCCGATCTTACTTACTTCCGTCACGCTCATGTCATGGAACATATCCTCAAGCTCCTTGTCAGCATATCTCAGACGTTCCTTATCATCATAAAACACGAATCCAGACGTTCTGTCTTCTATAATGCTCTTGGCGGTGGACGCATATGTCGTATCTAAATCCAGATCCATACCGAAGCTGGTAGCCAACTGGATTATGAACATCAACCTAGAATTGACTTTTACAGCCTCTATATTCAACATCTGTATCTTATGGGTCATCTCATGAAGAACGACAAAATCCTCCTCTTTTATCAACGAAGATGATTTAAGGGCTATCTTCTTAGTCCTATCCTCAATATCGCTATACAGACGCTTGCTCTCACGTTTTATGGCTATCCAATGCCTTATATGGGTATCCGCCTCTTCTTTAAGATAATCCCTGATCTCTTTCTTGATATCCTTATCCTCTTCCATCATAATCACACGTTAAAATCATTATTATTTAATTCGATCTCATCACTGATGCTTTGGTCTATAGACCTCAATAAATCCCTGGTACTAACATCCCGCAAGAAGCGGACATTACCACCATTAGCCCTAGCTATCCTCCTTAAAGCGGAGTAAAGTATATCACCCAATGAATATTCAGGTAACTCACGGCATCCGACTTCCATGACAATAAGGGCATGGATACGGTCATCTATCTTGCTTCTTACGAGATTTCTCATAGCATTATTTATAAGCTTCCCCTATAATACGTAGCGGGAAATGTTTGAAATTACGTTCAGGATCATCCTTCACATAACCGGTAAGAGATAGATGTTTCTCAAAATGACCTTCCGGGTATT